ACCTTTCGTAGGTGTTACTATACCAGAGACATGGCCTGAACTCGGAAGTTCAGGCCCCCGCCCCCAGGTCATATCCATTTCTGAAGTCTTCGATTGGACAATAGGTAACCCTTTGTTCTCAGATAACTTTAATAATGATTGGAGGTACGGCAGGAGGTCCACTCGAGCCATGCTCAGCACAGAGCTCGAGGCCCCACCAGCATACCAACTCAGCAGGACTTCTGGTGCTGCTAGACACAGGTCTAGAGCGAGGAAGTCTATTAATGTTGAGGGAATCAATATTGAAGTTCTCCGAGTTCTTAAGGACCTTTGTCCGCGGAGTGCTCACGGAAGGGTTGAGTTAATTGATCGATGTGCTACTCTCATGATGCGAGAGATGGGCGAAGAGTTTACCTTATCTAAGCTTAAGAAACTCTCTTCTTCTTTTAGAAGTGAGTGGATCTTACGCGGTGGTAAGGACTTCTTCGCACAAGCCTCTTACATCGGTAGAGCGCTTCCTAAGCCTTCTATGAAGGCAGTTAGTAGGGCTCTAGAGGAGCACAAGACCAATTTGCTCAACCCGTTCTTCACAGATGATCTAATCCTGGAACAAATCAACGAATTTGGGATAAAGTGGGGAAAGAGATTCTTACGGACTGCAGCTTACGCTGCAGGCCCAGATCTCCCGACCAACTCTGCTTGCTCTGAGCGATCAAGTCACGAAGGTGGCCTACGATCATTCATTGCGGAGCAGGGAATCCATCCAGACGCTGAAGCACTCGTTGCTACACTCTGTTTGGACCTTCCTCCTGAAGATGTTGATTCCCTTGTTCTCGAGGCGTCGTTGATCCTTCACAGCCAATCCGAGTTTGGACTAGTCCAATCCAAGGTGACTGTGCTAAGGGAACGGGGCCTGAAAACGAGGGTGGTAACTAAGTCTCCAGCCAGGTTACACCTCCTAGGTCACATTGTTCGTAAACGCCTCTTGAGGGGTCTGAAGAACTGTCCTGAGACACAGTCAACTCTACAAGGATTCAAAGACAGTAATGTCATAGAATACATGAAGGGTTGTTCTGATGAGTGCCTAGTTTCTGTTGACCTCAAGTCGGCAACGGACCTTCTACCTTTAGACCTAGTCTCTTCTCTGGTCCACGGTCTTATTGGATCGGGAAAACTCACAATGTTAGAATCAGATTCTCTCATTGAGTTAACCGAAACCCAATTGATCGAGTGGCCAGATGGTGAAGTTCGATTAACTGAAAGAGGCATCCTAATGGGACTCCCAGTGTCATGGGCAATACTGTCATTGATACACGCTTTTTGGTGGCGTGAGTCAATTAAGATAGTTGCTCAAAGACGTGGGGTTCCATTAAAGGTTGCTTTTAAGCTAAATCGCTTCCTCACCTGTGGAGACGATGGTCTTTTTGGTGGTTGGTCCGAAGTTATGCTTGAGTTCAATTCCCTTGCAATGCGGTGCGGAGCCACATTCTCGGAAGGCAAACACTACATTAGTGTTCAAGGTCCTCGTAGAGCCGTCTTTATTGAACGTCTTTACGAATTCTCTTACGCTAATGGTCGATTGATAGGTGTTGAGCGTCAAATCTCAGTACCTATTAAGTCAATCGTGGAACCTGAAGTAGTAGAAGTATCCAATCAACGGATAGTTCGTTTACCAAGGATCCTTAAAGAGTGTTATGCCATCTCGAGTATGATGGACTCCTTACCTAGTTGCAAACCTGTAATCCTTAGATTCCTTTCACGGAATCCTAGATATTACAAAGAAACTGCAGCACTCGGTCTCAGGAATGGTTATTCATTCGCCGAAGGAGGTTCTGGGTTACCCACAAGGGGTAACTCAGACCGAACCAAAGTTCAGCTATTTAAGGAACACACTGGGAAATCGTTTCCATCCCTTTTACGGGGCGTCTACGATCCTTTGTGGGCCTTGGCTGAGCGGCTGGTTCTGTTTGACGTAATCAATGTTGAAAAAGGTTGTGAACTTGTCGATATCAACTCACCTATTCCAAATGGCTATGATAGGATACCATTCATTGAGCATGTTGAGAAAAGTATTGCTTCGCAATACAACTCTCTTGTACTCGGAATTGGTCCTTCGGC